TTGTCATGTCCATTAACTTCACAGTACCAACTGCTGATTTATGGAAGACAAGACCAATAGTTTTACTATCGTCACCGTTGTAAGCGTTGTTAGCACCTGATGGGTTTGATGATACGTTTGACTGAGGTACGTTGTTACTCATCATCACTGGAATACCAGCAATCTGTTGTACACGACCTGAAGCAAATGAACCATTACCACCTGGGTTAAAGTCAACATCTACTGTTCTTGTAGCTGATTCAGCTAACTTGTAGTACTCAGCAGGTGGAAGTACACAGTAACGATCTGTTGGAGGAATATCCCTCTCGTCAAATGCCTGTGCGATGTCATAGATAGCTGCTGCTAACTCATCACCTGATACGTTTGCTGAAGATGTATTACCAGAAGCAAGAGTAGAAACTAATCCACCATTACCACCTGTTAATGTTGTTGATGCTCTTGAAGCATTTGCAATAACTTTAGCTACGTTCTGGTCATAAGTTCTGGCAAGAGCCTTACCTAATTCATCAGCGTAAGTTGCCCTCACGTCGTAATGATTCTTAAGCTCATCCAAATTTGACACAAAAGCTTGTGAAATAAGCAGATCATCAATAGAAATAATCTTCTCATTTGCCAAGATCTGGTTTGCACCAACTAATGG